TCCCCAAACTTATTATTAAACTTAATAGATTCTAGTGTTTGTACTCCATTTACTTGAGATATAGTATTAGAAACTTCACTAATAATAATAGGTTGGTTAACTTCCCAACGATCTATATTGAAGTATTCGCCTAATTTTTGGATACAATTAGTTATAACTTCATCATTGTTATAGTTTCTAAATGTTGTAATCTCAAAATCTAAACCTAAGTTAACTATATATGCATCTTTAATATTGATAGCATCTGTTAACATTCTATATTGTTCTAAATAAGTTGCTAGGTTTTCTTTTGCTGCTATGTTTAGGGTAGTAAGATTTTTATTTATATCATATCCCAATATATGTAAATTTAAAGCATTGGGGTTAGAAATTCTACGAGAAGTATCTACTGATATTTGATCATCTTGTATAATATATCCTTTAGCTACTTTACCAAATTTGGGGGGCATAACTAATGATCTAAATATATAATCATCTTTAGTTACAGTTCTTTGCTGTGAATTAAAATTAGCAGCCGCATTTAATCTAATATCATTATTAGTATCACCAGGTCCTCCTCCGTTAGCAGGGGATGGGTTATTTACTGTTATTGATGATATTTGGTCTGATATACTAATACCTGGAGTGTTAGCTTGGGTTAATAGGGTACCTATTCGTGTAACTGAATTAGATGGAGAATTTGATACTATACCACCTCCTTGTAAATATGTTACTGTTAGTGTTGTGTTTCGGGGAACTTCACCATATGCTTTAGTGTACATAAAGTTAGAAGGGTCATAAGCAAAATCCAACATATTTCGACCATCATTAATTCCTAATCCTACATTATCTGGGTTTGGGATTATTTCTTCATCCGCTGAATCTGAAATACCTGCACCGAATTGTAATTCTAAATTATTATTGGCTTTAAACCTTGTAGTAAATCTTCGGGGGACTTTTTTAAGTCTTAAAAGATATGGAGTTTGACCATTGTATTGGGCTAATTGGGGGTCATTAGCTTCAGTGTTTTTAACTTGTTCAAATATAGTTTCTTGCGCTAGGTAAGGGACTTCATGATATTCATTACCATTATCATCTACTATAGATTCTATGTTAATAATATTATCATCGTTAAGTTCTAATTTTAAGAATCTTTCAGGATTCCCTACATTAAATGTTTTTGTTTTTTTCTTAGCACTAATAGCTTTAACATTCTTTTTAAGAAGATATTTTATAGGTTGATTAGTAACTGTATTAATACTAAATATTGATACTTCAGTAGGATCTAATGATGAAGAAAAATTAAAATCTATATCATTTTGGGTTAAAAATTCAACACCACTATTATTAGAAGGTGTAAATACTGATCCTTCTTTTAAAGTTAAAGCATATCTAAAATCAGGACCATCAGTACCTGCTGGTATTGTCTGGGTAACTTCTAAATTAACAGCTGATGCATTTGTAATATTAGGTCTATAACCCATATTATATGCTAAAGCAAATAAATTTTCTCTTTCCTGAGCATATTCAAGCATTGTTTCTTGAACTTGTGTATCAGTATAAAAAGACAAAACATCACCTACATAAGAGGCCATTTCTAAAAACATCATTCCTGGACTACCTTCAGAAAAGTCATTAGCAGTATCAGGATAATAGATCTTAGCAAAGTCTATTAACTGTTGTTTTAGTTGGCTGTAATTCCTATCTAAATAGGTTACAGCTTTATCACCATTGTTTACTTTTGAATATGCCATTAATTCAATGTTATAGTTACAGCATCCATAGCATTATTAGCTAATAATCTATAGATAATATTTATGTCTACTGTGTGTTCGTTTTGTGAGATTTCAAGATTTTCTACTTCAACTTCAGGGGCAAACAATTCTGTTTGTCTTTTAATGCGTTCTTTTAATGTTTCTGCATTAACTTCTTGTTTAAACATCTGGTCATAAATACCAACTCCAAAAAGGGGTTCGTTAAACCTTTCACCAGGATTTGTTAAAAGCAAATTTATTAAATTACTTTTAACTTGGTCCTTAGTAGTATAATTTAAAATAAAAGGACTACCAACAGAAGCAAAGGGTAACCTAACACCTAAAGCTTTTTTAGGTTGTAAATCAATAGGTTGTATTTCTATTGTTTCTCTTGGTTTAAATCTAATTGCCATTATGCTCCTGGTCTATAGTTCTTTTTATTATCTATAGCTTCCATTAACTGACTGTAGTCTTTATTTGCAAATTGATTTACAGGATCTTGGGGATTATACTGTGGCTCAGCTTCCATGGGGGCTGAATTTATAGCAGTGTCTCTTAATAAAGAATCTAATGTGGCATCACCACTATTAAATGATGGTGGGGTAAATTGTTCTTTTAATTTTTGTCTAAATTCATCAGTAGATGGTTCAGCTTTTCTCTCAGTTACAACTGTGTTAGGTGTAGATAATTCTTCTTTTAGTAGAGCTATTTCACGTCTTAGTGCGTAATCGATTTCTTCACGCACAACTTTTCTAATTATTTTTTCGAATGCATTCAATTTCATAATGTAGTGTTTTTAATAAATATATTATTTTTTAATTATTTTGTATCCTGTGTTACCTCTAAATCCATTAATGTATATAAGGAATTTTTCTTTATTGGAATTTTCCACATTATTTAATATTCCTTCAGGATCATCAAATTGAGGTGATGGTGGGTTATCTTCTGTTTCCGTAGCAGGATCTAATAATCCTGAGTATTGGGCTATTATTTGTAGGAATATAGTATCAATATAATTAAGATTTTCTTGTATTTTGGCTTTTAATCTTTCTAATATTTCTATTGCAGGATCAACTTGTTTATTAATATCAGATGTTTGTTTTAATATAAAAGGTTGAATACTATTAAGTGATAATATTACTGATGATAATTCTTTTATTTTACTTTTTGCTAAATCTAAACCATCTGATATCTTTTTTTCTGCTAAAGCATTTGAAAGTAAACCTGTAAAAAATGCTAATAAATTAGGTGCTGCTGTTATTATTATATTAAGTGTAGGTACAAATTTATTTGCTACTTCTGTGACTTCGCTTAACTTATCAAAATTATTGTTTATTTTAGATACCTTACCCTTAATCTGTTGTAGTTGGTTGATTTTATTATCTACTTTTTGTAAGATAAAATTAGTTTTAGCTTTTAATTGAATAAATTTGGCTTCTACTTTTTGTAAATCTTCATTGGTTGCTATATCCTGAGACCCTAATATAGAGTTTATAGTTTCTTGGTTAGGAAGTTGCTGCTCAATTTGGGATTTAAAGTCAGCTTCTACAGAATCCCTAACTTTAGTTTTAGCTTCTTCTAAAAGTAAAGCATTACTTGAAACAAGTGAATTAAATGCTGATTGTATCATGTTAAATAGACTTTATCACTTTGGAAATCCTTAAGTCTTGCTTTAAGGCCTGTAATTCTTGATTGAGTGGCTGCAGTTTTTCCTGGGAAAGCAGCATCAGGAGCACAAGGACCTGCGGGAGGGGCTATAGGATTTAATAAAAGGACATCAACTTTATAAAACGTATCAATAATATCTAAAACTTCAGTAAGAATATTTTCGAGTTCTCTTCCCTTAACGGCAGGATTTGAAGTAATTTTAGTACCTTCCATCCCTAAATGAATTTTAGGTGAATTAACAACAAATTTATTACCATTTTTATCTTCGGTATTGAAATGAAATTCACCATTAGTTGAAAAACTAAATCCTGTGTTCGAAAATAATAAATTATCCTCTTTAGAATTAATTACAATTCTATCACTATTTAATATAAGTTGTTTACCTATATATTGATCGGGTGAAGTTGGATTAAATGCCATTACTTGCTAAGTTTGCGTTTTGGGTTGCAATATCTAAATTTAAACCTTGTATACTTCGATTATCTATTTGGTTAGAATTAACACCTACATTTTCTGCAAATTTGGGGACATAAAACCAAGGACATGCTTTATTAGTAACTTGGTTATGACCTATTACTTTAGCTTCGGGGTATGCTGCTGTGTATTTTAGTACTAATCTTTTAAGGGTGTATGCTTGATTTTGTGTTATATCAAGACCGGTTTTTCCCCCTATCCAATTTAAATGAATTGAATTATAATTATAACCTTCAACCCCATTTGTTATTTCATTGTCATTATATAATCTAGTAGCATTACCATTTTGTTCTACTATCCAATGATATCCTCCATTTTTCCAAAAACGGCCATTGGGTTCAGGGGTAAAGAAATAATTCATAAGTGACAATGGTGTAGCATTTTTACTACTAGCAGCAGTATGGAGGAATATATATTCTATATTTCTTGTATTTTGTCTATTTATTGTTAATGAAGAATTTGGGGGTGGGATATATTTGTTTAGTCCTTCTTTATTTTTAAGGTAAACACCTCTTGTATTTTTAATTACTGTTTCATAGTTTTCTGTTGTCCAGTTTTCATCCAAAGCAGGATTAGGTTGGGAAGTTGAATCTTCATCACCGGGATCAGCAGATGTTCCTGCTATATCATTAATGGTTTCTTCCATTAAGGTTAAAGTTCCTTCTTCAAATGCATCATCTAATAAAGCAAATATAGGATCATCTATTATAGCAGATGATGTAACTTGTGCTTCAGTAGGAGGAGTAGGTATTGTAACTGTTTCCTCAATTATAGGTTCGGGATTTTCAATTATTATAGGATCAGGAGTAATAACTGTAGGTGGTTCAGGCGTATCTACTATTAATACTTGTGTTGTAGATGGGGGAGTAAATGATGCTCCTATACTCTGTATGTTAGTGCTTGATGGCACAAAATTATTAATGTTTTGATTACTTAGTAAAAATATTGATGATGGTGTTTCATTTATATTTTCTAATACCGTGTCTCCTGTGGTTTTAACTTGGCCATTAGATATAATGGTAATTGGGTCTCCTATATTATCTGTGGATGACCAATTATTAGGTTTATCTGAGGGGGTTGTAGCACCCATTCGAATACTATTGCCAAATCTTCCTTCTAAAATGAGATCACCTTCAAAAGGTTGTAAGGATTTTATGTTATCTTTTTCAGTAAAATATTCTCCTAATGAGATTTTGTTTTTTTCTGATTGGTTTTGTTCTATACCTAATAAAGCTTCTTCGGCGTTATTAGCATTAGGTTTATTTTTTAGATTCCTTTCTAATGGTAAAGCATTTTGTTGAGGGTTATTCCAAACATTAATATTTGGTAAATAATAATTTGAAACAAAAACGTTATCCCCTTTAGTATCACTATATATGTTACGAGAGGTTGCATTTAATATTAAGACAATCTCGTTAACTAGTGGGAAATATTTAATAAAAGAAAATAATGGTTTAGCTTTACTTAAACTGTTTAAATCAGGTGATGATTCATTTAAATCAACTTTACCATAAAATATAGTTCCTATGGAATCCTCCCCTGCATACTTTGGATGGCTATCATCTAAAATAATACTAAATACTCTAACAGGCGATAATTCTGCTTTTTTAAATCCAACAGAATTAAGTCCTGAATCTCGTTCATTATTCTTTAGACTTATGGGCATCTGTTGCTACTTCCTCAGCGATTTGTTGTAGTTGTTTTAATTCATCATCTGTTAATAATGAATCACCACCACTTGATGTGGTACTATTATTTAGACGTTGAATTACGGCCATCATTTTGATAAGATGTTCGTCATTTTTAACACCAATTTCTAAATATTCTTTAATTAGGGGTACAACTACAGGTGCATCCCCTATATTTTGAATGAGGGGTTTTAGCTCAGCTATTAAAGCATTAATTTGCTTATCTTTCTTTTTACTATTACCATAAATTTCCTTAAAAACATCCGCTGATGTTTTTCCGTCAAAAAGTACTGTATCTAATGGGTTACTCATTGCTTATAAATATATCCAGTTTCAAGGTATTCGGAATAACAGTCATTAAAGATGTTTTTCATTACTTTAACTACTTTAGTTATAGTTGTAGTTTCCATACCTGTGATTTCTCGGATATAAATATAAATGGCTTTTTTATTAAAGATTTCTAAATGTTCACGACGTCTAAAAACAGTTAATATTGCATCAGCAACCATTACTTCTTCGGATTTTTTAAATGATGTTAATAGTTTTCTGTCCATATGGTCTATGTACATATCTAGAAATTCTTTCTTTTCATTGCGAACTTCTTGTCTATCAAATTCATTTAATATATTATCATCTACATCTGCTTCTAATGGGTCTGCTTTTCTCTTCTTTTTAGCATAATTCTTATTATTATAAAGAATAAGGTAATTTTTACCTACTATACTAAAATATGAAAAGGCTTTACCCTTTCCTACTTTAAAGTAGTGTAACTTCTCTAATAGAAAGCAAATGACCTCGTGTTTTAAATCCTCGAGGTCATCCACTTCT